CATTATCTGTGTAACCCTGCAAGGCTTCAAAGGATAGCTTTAAATTTAGGTTCAATCCTGTCTGTAAAGATTGAGCCTTTGTCCATGTGAATCTAGTGCCCCCGTTACTGATCGTGAATCCTGAAGCCTCCACATCAGAAAAAACTAGAAGGTGTGAAAAGTCAGAAGGTGTGCTAACTTCTTCAATGAATAGGTTAGGTGTTTGATTCAAAAGGGTAGTACTCTCCCTAGTGATGGTCTTTTCTGCCGTAATCAAAAGTAGCTTTCTAAAATAGAAGCTATTGAAAAAGGGCGCATTCACCTGAAAGTTTGCTTCAGCAAAGATCCGCTTCAGAATCTCACTTACAAAAACAGCAGGCTTAAAGTTCCCGATAGGATAGGTGATTGAGTCAACCGAATAGCCATAATCCACCAATGGATAGACATAGTTCTGCGCACCATCTACCCATTCAGTTCTCTCCCAAGAGGCTTCAATGTTTGCCCTATTGTAGGTATGGTCATAGCTATCTTCAGGATCTGAAAAGTTTAGCTGTGCCAAAGTTTTATCCCCCAATTCATGCAAGATGTCCCGAAGCCTACCGAACATATTCACCTCATAGACTATATCCCCTGATTTTGAATTGATCTTCATCATGCGAAGAACACCATCAAAGATCTTGACATTATCTAGGAAGATCTGAGCCTGTGCCTGCTTGGCAGGGTTGAAGTTTATACCTATGTTCACATCTTCCTCATAGAAATCATTGCTTACAGAAATATCAAAGATGTTCCCGAATAGCTGCTGATTCTTGGATGTATTAGGTAGGGTTAAGGTCTTCGAATAGGAAGTGTTTCTTCTTTCAATGTCGCTAACATCAGCCACAGAGAATGTGAATTCTACATCAATATCACCTAGGGTATCTGCCTCAATTCCTTCTACAAATAGTCTTGCGCTCATATCACCTGTCTTGGGTTAGAAAGTTGAAGTTCTACATCTAGTTCAATGTTGAATAGCTTATCTGATGCTGTCTTCTTGACCTCGTATGAAGTGGATGAAGGCTTGACAGGAATCCAAGAAGGTGTGATATAGTTATCATTCACCACATTCAAGAACACTAGAGGTGAAGAATACATCTCCCGTAGTAATTCCGCCTGTGCATCGTTGATGTAGTCTGAAATGATCTTCCAGGTCTGCGTTTCATTCGTGTAGTAGATCGGATTAATGTTCTTAACCACTACCCCGTTTGCCTCATAGACATCACCTGAATAGTTTCTCTCATAGCCTTTCTTCTCAATCTGAAAGCTAGTCTTATTCACTAGGTCAAAGTTGAAGAAATCAAAAGCCCCGTACTTGTTTAGGTAGGCTATCCGCATAGGATCGTACCTTCCACAGGATTGAGTATATAGGGTAGCAAATTTATATCTCCTTGCAGATCCATTATTCCAATTCGTGAAAAGTTGAATAGATGCTACCCCTGATCCATAGGTCAAAGGTGTGATCTGAATGTAGGTCACACTAGGAGTAGATACTGCCGAAGGGGTGATATAGTATGTCTGAGTGGTAGCGTTTGTGTAGGTCACCAATAGTTCTACATTGGTCAAAAGCCCAGTATTAAGGAAGCCAAAAACCTGCGCATCTGTATCCCTTACTTTGATTGTATCCCATGCTGTCATAGGCTTGTAGATGGTATTGCTAGATCCCCAATATTGAGCCTGATTAGCATACCAATTCTTTAACTCTAGCAAAGGCAAAGCACCTGCAAAAGCATACTTAGTTTCACTCACTACTTCACTAGCCAAAACGATCACATAGTCACCATCAATTTCATAGTACTCATAGCACTTCAGGTAGTAGCCCTTGATCACATTGGTAGAACTTGAAGAAGTAGCAGTCTCATAGAAGCCTTTGGTGTAGGTAAAGTCTACAGATACAAATTTTGAGACATCGAACTCAACAGGATCTCCAGGATCAGCAGGGCTGTCATAGTATGCAGTAGTGACTAGTTCATCATCTGAGTTATATACCTTAATTACATACTTGAACCCGATCTCCTCAGAGTTCGTGCTGCTTATCGTGTAGTTAATCCGATTGAATGCCGGAAGGATGTCTATGCTTGGTTCTACTAGTGTGATCATTTGCTTATTCTTAAAATGAGTGAATCGCTTCCAATGGTTTGAATGTCGACATTGAATTCAGGGGTTGCTTCATCGATTGATTTCTTGATGAACTGCCTTCCTTCAATACCATATTTTTTGATGTAGTAGGCTAGTCTCTTGGCACTACTTGAGATCTGAGGAAGTACCTGTCTACCTTCTATCAAGTTGGTAGCATCTATCTCCATGTTCTTCCTAGCCATCCATCCTTCTAACTGCTTCAAGGCTTCGATAGGCATCCCGTATGTTTTGAATTGGTAGAATCTACCTTCATCATTCTTGTAGGTCTTCCTTCTGTTTTGAATACCCCTTACCCCCTTATCTATGTAGTCTGCATAGTCTACACCTACTTTGATCTCTAGCCTGTATCCTATCTTAGTTTCACTTACACCAAGTACAGAAAAAGAAGATGCTAGCTTGCCCTGATCCGCAGGTGAATATTTGGCTAGATTATCTACTATATTGATGCCTAGCTTTTCCATGGCATTCTTAACATTAGCCACAAGAGCATCACCTACCTTGGCGATATATTCATCAGGCTGAAGTTTCCTTCCCCCGATTACTAGATCTGCTACTTTAGCTTTTGTTGCAACTGCCATTTTTTATACTGCGCTTCTTTATCCTTGTTTTGATCCTTCAAATATGCTAGTGTATTCAGGTACTCCACTACCCTCAGATCATAGGCATCATTTACTTTGATGTTCTGAAAATCGGCTACCTGCTTAGTGCTAAATACCCACCCCCACCAGGCCAAAAAAAGACAAAGCTACTACCTTCTCCGCCATCTCCTTGTTCACCATTGAGGAGGTTATGGTATTGCTTATTAATTCGCTGAATAATTGACAAAAAAAAAGCATACAGCTATATACTTCTATGAATTTTGCCCCTAGCAAATCATCCGCTACCACATCATGAGGAACTACCCCATAGCCTTGATACTTCTTGCCTTTCATTGGTAGAAAGAAACAGGCAGCTATTTTGTTGAGTTGCATGATCTCACCGCTGAAAGCCAGGATATCAATGTACTGCCCTGCCGTGATCTCGTTTAGTTCATAGCAGAATTTATACTTATTCTCTCCTACCTGCAAATAGTCTACAGGTTTGGTCTGTGGAATGTTATCAAAGAAAGCTAACTTCTCAGCGTAGGTGTGCATGAGATCACGATACTTGAATGTATCATAATGTTCCTCACTTTTACCCTCCACGATTGCAAGCATCTTCTGTTGCTTCTCAATGATGTTCAGGTTTGCGTTTGTCTCAATGTCATAGAGGCTGATGAACTGCCCGACAGTCAATTTATCCCACATGATTAGAAATATATTTTTAAGGTTTGATGTATTTTGATTTGCAGTCGCAATTTGCGACCACTACCTAAAGGAGTACTTCCCTAGGTGACTATTGGAGATCTTATTTACTACCGAATACCTGAGTGCATCCAATGCGTGATTGAAATTATCTACAGGCTTATTGGTGATCTGCCCATTCTTATCTTCTATGTACTTGTAGTTCCGTAGTTCCTTGATCAGGTTATAACTGCTTTCCGTTGCATATAGGTTGTATCTCCTGATGATGTCAATGCCTAGATTGATTGCCCCCTTCACCACAGGCTTCACATTCCATCCCATTCGGTAAATCTCTTCAATGCTTTTAGGTTCTGCTGAATCCGCAAAGATCTCATTCTGCTTTTCTAGTCCCAGGCTTTGCATCTCCTTTGCTATGTCCTGATTTGTCATCCCTGTCCGGTAGATCAATTCATCTACATACATGGCATCATCTAGGATGTAAGTTCGCACCAATGCTGTAGGATCATTTGAGAATCCGAAGTCAAGCCCGTATGCTACTAGCTTTGCTTCCTTTGGGATCTGCTTACAAGTGCTGAAGGTATAAACCAAGGATCTGCTTTGACCCCTTTCTCCTAGCCCGTATACCCTCCAATAGTTCTCATCTATCTCCTTGAGCCTTTCAATTTCTGCCTTAATCTCAGCCCCTAAAAATGGGTTATCCTTGTAGGTAGTCTGATAGAATTCTACATCCTTTCTAGGTAGCACCTGATCATAGATCCAATGGAACTCCTCCGAAGGGTTAAAGTCAATTATCACCTTCTCATTTGTACGGAAAAGCAACTGCTGCCAATCTTCAAAGGTCAATTCGTTTGCCTCATTAGCGAATAGCAGATCACGCTTTCTACCCCTTATCTTCTGAGGCATATCCAAAGAAATGAATTCAATGGTGTTGCCATTCAACTTGTATTCTGATGCTGTCTTCGAGTGATCATCTTCTGAGTAGATTTCATGATCCTTCAGGATGGTTAGAAAGTCACGCATGACAGTACCCCTCAAAGCAGGGTAAGTCTTCCTACAGATAGTGATGATCTTACCCGTGTTCTTTTCGCAGTATGAAAAAATGATCCAGAGAAGGATGTTATAGGTCTTCCCTGATCTAGTGCCACCTTGCTGTACTACTATCTTGCTTTTGCTAGTCTCAAGGTGACGAAATACCTTATTTGTTTTGATGCTAGATACTATCATCCACGATCTTCACCTCAAATAGTTTCTTCCCGTCTGCGCCTGTTATTTCCTGCCTTTCGATATAGCCCCTAGATTTCCCCTGTGTTTTCAAGTAAAAAATAACCGCAGTCATGTTACCTTCCTGCATCCCTTTATCAAGCATAGATTCTGCAAAGTCAAGCCTACTATTTCTGCCTTCCTGTACAGCCTCTTCTAAGCCCTCCTGTTCAATCCATTTGTAAAGGGTAGCCCTTTCTACACCCAAAGACTTTGAGGCTGTAGAAAGGTTACCAAGTGCCTTCACGATTGCTTTCTCTATTACGGATCT